GTCAAGCTTCGAGCGAACCACGTTTTTGGGAAATGTGCCTCCAAAACCCCACTCCCACAACCGATTTCGCGCGAACGTAGGTGACGGAATCCATTGCGGCACAGCAACATTCGCATCCGCAGCATAACGTTGTGCTTGAAATCCGTACTGCGGCAACGCGATTCGATAACACGCGAAATCCGTTGAAACACAACGGCGTTCCCGCTCATCGCGGGAATCCCAGTTCGTCCCAGCTCCCCACGCAGGCCTCGAATGAGCACCAGCAGATCGTGCGGTATCGGTCGTACTCCGGCCGCATGCGTTCCATGTACGAGCCGAGCGGGAATGGACACAGGTGAACGGGCAACCCTCCGTCGTTGAAGAGTTGCCCGTTAGACCATCGGCCCGGCCATCCCAGCCATTTCATAGCGGGCATGCAAGGCATTGTTCGCATTGCTCCCTTGTGCGGAAGATGTTTTCGTGGATGATCCCGCAGTCGGGGCACTCATGGATGTAAGTGCTCACGATTCATCGGAATAGTTCAGGTCTGGTGGTTGTCCACATGCCGCATTCCTCGTGGTTGCGTGGCATGAGGATCACGCTGCCGTCTTCGTCCCGCTCTACGTGGACGCATTGGTAGTACCAGCATTGGACGCCGCCGGATCGGTGCCGGCCGTACATTTCTTCGGTCATTACAGTAGGATTCCTAGCTGTTTGCCAAAATACGGGTTCTTTGACATCAGTCCTCCGATGGCCCGCATCGGTCGCAGTAAACACGCACCTCGGGCATTGACCCCCGCACTTGAACCACCCACCCGAGTCGAGATAGTGCCCCTTTCAGGGGGCGCGCGTCCATGACGTACAGGCCGGGTTTCAGCGTGGCAGTAACGGTCGTCAGGTCGCCGCATTTGCAACACTCGACTTCAAACCTGAGTATCTGTTTCATGGGTCTATTAACCAGCAGGCCAGGGACATGAGGCTGAGGCTTGCGCCTACGAGCCCGAGGGTGGCGGTGGTGATGATCCAGCCTTCGTTAGCGATTTCCATTACGGCTAGGGGGGCGAGCGTGCCGATGGGGAGGATGCTGTAGAGTTTGCGTATCACAGCGTTTCTCCTGTACTGGGCATGTATATCGCTCCTGGTTCGCGGTCGGCGTAGTGGGCTTCGTTTTCGACGGCGCTGACGATGATCGTCGTGTCGGGGTCGAGCAGTGCGCGTGCGCTCAGCGGGTCGTCCAGTTTCTTCAGTAGTGCTTCGAGGTTGCGCCGGGTCAGTTCTAGGCGGTGCAGCTTGTACCCTTCGGGGGCTGGGATGAACTTCATTGCGGCATGCCTTCCAGGCCGGCGTTCAGGATGAGCACCAGGACGACGATGATGAACGTTACGGCGGCCCATTCGATGAGCAGGATCGTGGTTGATCCTCTCAAATGGTCGAATATCTTCTTCAAAACCCCTCCTTTGTTGGGAAATCGGGCGTAAACTGCCCGTAACTGCCCACAACCGTACCGTATCCCGTAAGGAGTCGCCACATGGGAGCACGTGGACCTAAGTCGAAGCCCACGCACCTGAAGGTGATCGAGGGCACCCGCGAATCACGCATCAACCGCAACGAACCTCTCCCCAGTGAGGGTAGGGCTGTCAGGCCGGAGGGCATGACAGCTGGCGCTGCTGAGATTTGGGATGAGATCGCCCCGGACCTGATCGATAAGGGCTGTCTGACCACCTGGGACGTCTATGCGTTTGAGGCGTTGTGTGAGGCTATCGCTAATTTCCGTCAGTGCCGGGATTTGAATGAGGCTTTTGATTCCGGTGAGGGTAAGTTCATTGCCCGCGGCGCCGCTGGGGGTTTGATCAAGAACCCCTATCATCAGATGATGCGGGACCACATTGAGACGATCGCCAAGCTGGGTAGCCGGTTCGGGTTCACCCCTGGCGATCGGGCGAACTTGAAGATCGAGAAGATTGATCGCGGCTCCGCGTTGGGCGCTGAGAGACTTCTGAGCTAGTGGAATGCGCCGGCTTTGGTATCGCATGGGCTGGCTGGTTAAGCGTTGTTCTTGTTGTGGGGTGCGGGAGCGTTCTGTTCACCGCTGGCCGAAGGGCTGGTTGTGTGTGATGTGCGCTTTCGGCCTGAATGTTAAAGTGTGAGTGCCCGCTCATGGCCATCGTGGCTGGTCTAGTTCTTTCCATGTCTGGCCTAGTTCGATTTGTAGGATGGCGTCGGCCAGTAGTTGTTCCGCTAGGTGGCGGTTGAACCCGTCGTAGTCGGGGTCGCGCCACTTTTCAAGCAGGAGTGTCAGGGTGTGCTTGGCGCCCCTGTTCAGGTAGTACTCGACATCGGCTTGATCCATGAGCCCATCTTACACCATACGGGAGATGTATGCAGACCATCCCTAGAGCTAAGGCTTCGTCGGCGCAGATTTTGATTCATCGCCGACTGCAAAAAGACTTCGATAAGCATCGTGACAAGTTTGAGAAGCATCGGAATATGGGCCCGGCGTTCGCCGAGGCCCTGGCGGAGCTTGAACATAAGCTGTTCGGTTAGGAATTTAAGGAGGTGTTGTGCCCCCGGTTTGTGGCTACACCTTCGATGATGTGGAGTGTCCCGAGGCTGGTAACCATTTCTGTGTGCCTCGTGCTGATCATGTGCAGGCGTTTTTTGAGGAGATCTTGGTTCACACCAAGGGCCGTAATTATGCTCGCCGTAAGTTCATTTTGGCCGATTGGCAGCGTGATGAGATCATTCGGCCTTTGTTTGGCCGGGTGGATTGGTCTGCGGAGTATGAGACTTATCGCCGCCGGTATGAGGTCGCTTGGATAGAGGTCGCCCGGAAGAATGGGAAGACTGAGCTTCTTGCCGGGATGATGCTTTATCTGCTTATCGCGGATGGTGAGTATTCGGGTGAGATTTATGGTGTTGCCCGTGATATCACGCAGGCGAAATTGGCGTTTGATGTTGCTGCGCAGATGGTGGTGATGTCGCCGGTTTTGAGTCGGCGTCTTCAGGTGAGTGATTATAAGAAACGGATTTTCGATGTTCGGACGAACTCTGCATATCAGGTTATCGCAGCTGATGCTAAGTCTGCTCTTGGTTCTAACCCCAGTGGTGTCGGGGCCGACGAGGTGTTGGCATGGCAATCGGGGGATATGTGGGACTCTTTGCGTACCGGTATGGGTTCGGGAGCGCGCCTTCAGCCTTTGATGGTGGCTTGTACGACCGCGGGTAACGATACTGAGGGTTTCGCCGGGTTGATGCACCGCCAGATGGAGGGCATCGCGGAGAATCCTGACCATAAGGATAACCGCCATATCTTCACCTATATCCGTAATACGCCTAAGGATGCGGATCCGTGGGTTGAGGAGAATTGGTGGCACGCCAACCCGGCGCTGGGTGATTTTCTTTCGTTGGAGAGGATGCGTACGGCTGCCAGTGAGGCTCGTGCTAATCCGATCGCGGAGATGGCGTTTCGGCAGTTCCGGCTGAATCAATGGCAGTCCACGACTGTTCGCTGGATGAACATGTTCTCCTGGGACAAGAAGTCCAACCGGTCGACGCTGTACGAGAACAACGCGAAGCTTCTGGATTCGTTCAACGGCTGCGAGTGTTACTTCGGGCTGGACATCGCGGCGAAGCAAGACCTCTGTTCGATCTGCTACCTGTTCCCCTGCGCCGACCCGACTTACGGGGTCGATGTGGCGTGGCGTCACTGGATCTGCGAGGCCGGCCTTGAGCGGCTGGATCGACAGAACCAGGGCCGGTTCACGCACGAATTCGCGAAGAACGGTTGGCTGACGGTCACGCCGGGTGATGTGTTGGACTTTGAAGAGCTTTACGCCGATATCAAGGCTGACTCTAACCGGTTCTGCATTCTGGGCGGCGACGTGGATAAGCACATGTCGGAGCCGATCATTCAGCGCATCAGGTTGGAAACCGGTATCGGTGTGGAGGATATCTATGCCTATGACAACCAGTTCTCCACGATGTCGGATGGGATGCACCGCATCTTCGACATGGTGACTGACGGTATTTTCCGGCATCACGGGAATCCGTTGGCGCGGTTCTGTTTTGACGCCTGTGAGGCGAAGTACAAGCTTTCCGACCCTGATTTGATTATGCCCGATAAGCCCAACCGGATGCGCGCTTCCAAAAGGATCGACGCGGTGCCGGCCGCGATCATGGCTGTCAATGCCTGGTGGTCGCGTGACGGCCAGATCGATTCCATTTACAACGAACGAGACGTTCTCGTCATCTAGGAAGTGAATGAAAAACTCAATAGAGAAGCTGGTACGCCAGCGGCTGCACATTACACCTACGGTGGGCTATGACTTCTCGGGCGTCCTCCTGCACGCTGACCGCAGTCGTGATGGCCAATACGTCTTCGCGCATGTCGAGGTGTATCCCGATGGTGACGCCCCGCCGCGGCAGCTAGAAGGGGAGCTTCTGTTCGACCGCCACAGGGTCCACTTCGTTCAGAAGATTCCACCGAAGGCCCCTAATGCGGACGAGTAGCGGCGAGAACCTGCCCGCCCTCCGTGTCCGCGGCAACGGCATGACGATTGCACCCGAGGCTCTTGCTGAACTTCAGCCCATCATCCCCGAGGGATATTACTACCCCGATTACATGGGGATGGACTTGGAGTACAGGTTCGCCCTTTACGGCGAGATTTATCAAAGATCCCCGTGGGTGCGCGTGGTTATCGATAAAAGGGCCAATGCCGTTGCCCGCCTCCCGGTGAATGTGTGGGACGTGGACGGCAATAACACAAGAACCCTGGATACGCGCTCTGCCTACGCCAGGCTGGTTGCCGACCCATGTCCATACATGGACCCTTTCCGGTTCTGGCATTGGGTACAGACCACTATCGATATCTATGGGGAAACCTATCTGGCGATAGTCCGCGACAGCGCGGGTGCCCCGTTCAAGTTGATGCCGATGCACCCTTCTAGGGTCGCGATCAAGCGTGATCCCAAGACCGGTGAATATACCTACTTCTTCCAGGCTGGCTCCGGTATCAATACCGAGCTGGTGCAGTTTGACGAGAGGGACATTGTTCCCTTCCGGCTGTTTCACCCGAACAAGCTTGAGCGTGGCCTGAGCAGGATGGAGGCGCTGCGGTCTACTATCTTCGCAGAGGACTCTTCGCGTAACGCCGAGAACTCGATGTTCAAGAACGGTGCGCGGCCTAACCTGATCCTGACTACGCCGAATCGGTTAAGCGATGTCGGCGCCAGGCGCCTGAAACTCGCCTTCGATCAGGATCATGCTGGCACGATTAACGCCGGCTCGACCCTGGTCCTTGAAGACGGCGTTGATGCCAAAGAGTTTCAGATGACCTCGGTCGATCTTCAGTTGATCGAGACCCGCAAGATGAACCGCGAGGAAATCGCCGCGGTTTACGACGTGGCTCCAACTCTTGTCGGAATCCTTGAACAC